GCAAATCGCAATTTGTGTTGTATTGCTCTTATCTTATCGTTTATTTTTTCATCATTTAAACCTTTTAAATATAATGATTGTCTTTTCTTAATTAAATAGTTTAAAGTATATTCTAACTCTAATGTGTCAAATTCTATTTGTTGTTCTCTATCCATTGTTCTTGTTCTTTTCTTAAATGTTGTAATTCTCTTTCTAAATAATCTATTGCTTTTTCCAAGTCTTTTATATGTGTTCCTTTATGTTTTGCCCTTGCAACATATTTTATAACGTTTCCTTCATTAAAGTTTAAATCATAGTCTTTAATAAAGTCTATAACATCATAGTTTTTTTTATTGTCATAATGTGTTGGTATCATTGTGTAAATCTTTTAGCGTGAAACTTATATAATTCCATTGTTTTTTTTAATCCTTCATATTCTGTAAATTCTGCATTTACGTTGTTTTCTTTATAATAAAATATTTCATTGTAGTTACTTATTTGATACTTTATTATATTATACCTGTTTGCAGTTTTTGCTGGTTTAATAACATAAGCTAAATCATTTTTCCAACATACTGCCATTGCTTTTATATCTTCTTCTGTTGGTGAAAATTTAACTTCTTTAACTTTAGCCATCTATTCTTAAAAATTCAGCATTACCATTTTCCATAAACCATTCTTTATTTTCTTTGTATTTATCAACTACTGCATCAATCATTACTATTTCATCTATTGTTGATGTTTGCAATTTGCTAATTATACTTTCTATTGACCTTAATATGTTTGTGGTCATTTCTGGGTCTGTTTTATAAACCTTTGTATATTCTTCAAACACTACTTGTTCAAGTTCTTTATTAAGTCTATTAATTAAGTTCTTAATAGTTTGCCTGTATTGTGTTGTAAAGATTAAACTTTCATTTGCTTCTAATAAAAGTTGTGCTAATAATACTGATTTTAAGTATTCTAATTGTATTGGATTGTCTTTCATAATTGTTTTGCTTTTGTTATTTCTAAATATGTTACTTCTTTATCTATTTTTTCTCTATTGTTAAAATATGTTGTTGCTGGATTTTTATTGTTTATTTCCCAAATAGGTTCAATCAAATGTAAATTAAAACTATAAATTCCTTTTGGTGTTGAATTAATGTAAACTGGTATATCTAAATGCTTTTCACATTCTTTTATCATTGCATCATATTTTACTTTTTCTAATAACAAAGTTTTATAATGCACTTGCCTACATTTTAATTCAATCCTATGTGAAGTTAAAGGACTATAACAATCCCATCTTGACATTTGATTTTTTGCTTTAACTAAATCTGGATAAACATTTTCCACTAAATAGTTAAATAAATCAATTTCTTTCCAGTTATTCATTTACTTCATAAGTATCATAAACTTTGCGTAAATCACTTAAAATAGTTCTCCAGCAACTTGAACAATTACTACTTTCTAACTTTTCATTAAATACATTTAAGTAAATATCTTTAATTGTGTGCTGCTGTTTTGGTGTTAATTGATTTGTTTTATTGTCGTATAATACTTTTAAAAACAAATATTCATCTTCTTTTAAGCAATTTACGTTTCTTCTGTAAGATATTAAATTGTTTAGTTTTGCTTTACGTTCATCACAACCACAATCTATTCCTGTTACTTTACTAAATAATTCAACTGCTGCTTTAATACCAGTTGCTTCAGTGATTTGTTCAATAGTATCACCTAATCCTGTTGCTTTCTTTTTTCTTCCCATTAGTATATGTTGTTATAGTCATTATTAATATAATCTTGGTAATCATTGATAAACTTTGTGTTTAATACTTCTTTGTAGTTTTTAATTGAATGAAATATTGATATTAAACTAATATTAGTTTCTTTTGCAATATCCCTCATACTCATATCTGTATCACGATATAATTTAAATAGCTTTTTATCATACCAATGCCAATTATCTATTTCTTGGTCAATCATTAAACAAATATCATTATATGCTTTATGTTCATCTATATTGCTATTATCTGATAAATTAAACAAAGTATCTATTCCTATTTTATCAATCTTATTACGTTTGTTTAAATATTGAAAACATAAACTTTTAATAGTAAAAAACACATAACCTTTACGAACATTACCTTTTGCATCAATTATTTTTTCAGCATCAGCATATTTAAATAAAGCAATATAAACTTCCTGAACAATGTCTTCAGCATAATCATCTACTTTATAAAGGTTAGCAATTTTAACCCATTCTTTGTGATGTTGGGCAACCTGTTCTAACCATTTATTTGTAGACAATTCCATACTAATACATTTTAATTGTTACTATACCAGTTTTTGGTATTGGTGCTTCTTTTACTTTAATCTTTAAATCCACTTCTGTTAATTCTGTATCTAATTTTAATATTGAATTAAAAGCATTTTGTATTTCAGTCCAGTTTGCTTGGTTATCCATTTCGTTCAATTCATACAAATATTCTAATTTATTTTTCAAATCTTTAAAATAACTTATTAACATTGAATTATCTGAATTTAATACAAGCATTCTTGCAGCTGATGTTTGTAATTCTTCTATGTGGTGTTTCATTGTATCTTTCATCTTAAAATAATTTAGTTTGATTTGTATGGTTTACTATTCGTTGTATTGCTTTATTATAATATTCAGTATCTAATTCACAAGCGGTTAAATCAAAACCGTAATCGTGGCAAGCTATTGCAATACTTCCACTACCTAAATGCGTGTCTAGTATTTTGTCTCCTTGCTTTGCGTAATCTTTTAATAATAATTTATAGATATTAAAAGGTTTTTGTGTTGGGTGTATGCTTTTTTTTTGATAATCAACTTTGATATTATTTAAACCCTCTGCATTTCCAGCATAAGTGTATTCAATTAATTTAGGTTTAATATTAAATGAAGTCCAAGCTAACTCAAAATGGGATTGTTGTTTTAAAAAAGGTTTTTTATACCAACATATCCAAGATTCAGTAATAGGTAATTTATCGGTAAAATAATTACCGCCCCAAATTATTTGGTTTTTAGAAACTCTAAATAATTCATTCCAATATTCTTTTTTAGGTCTGTCTGTGATAGTATCCCATTTTGCTATATTAATTCCATAAGGCGGGTCTACTATAGCCAAGTCAAAATACTTGTCAGGGTAACGTGCCATTAAAAGCATATTGTCTTCGTTTGTTATTGTTATTTTATCTGTAATATTCATCTTAAAATATATCTTTTAATGGGTCATAAAATGCTCCTTCTACTTGTGGTAATCCAAAGTTATTTACTTTAAAATTAAAATCTTCAAATGGTGCATTTCTACTTCTTTTACAACTTACTTTTACTAATCCTTTATTAACTGTATTTAATTCTAAACTAATTTGTGTTTCTGTTTTCTTTTCTAAAAATGAACCTAAATGCCCTGTTGGCTTATCAGTTCCAAAATTAGAATGTATAACTGTTACAATATGACAATCTAATTCTTTTGTCCATTTCATTAGCTTTTGAACTACATTATTACTTTCTTCTATATTGTTTACATCACTACATAAATCAGCAATACCATCAATAATAACTAAACCTATATTTTTGCTATCTAACCTATCATATAAGTAATGTTCAATTATATCTATTCTATCACTAAAGCTATATTGTCTTAAAGCTAAAGTATGGTATTTATCTATATTCTTTAATCCAGCCATTTCTAATGGTCTTTTAAATACCATTTGTGCGTGAAAATTACCTTGTTCAGTATCAAAATGTATTAAGTGTTTATCATTTCTATTTGCTTTTAAATCACCACAAAATTGTGGTAAATCTTCTGCTAAATAAATAGCTGATAATAATGATACAAAAAATGTTTTCTTTGATTTAGGGGGTGCTTGTACAAAACTAAAGTTACCATAAGTTCCTATTGGTACTGGAAATATAATTTCACCATCTTTACTTTCATAACTTTTAACACCAAATGAAATTGCTGGCTTTGGATGTTCTATTTTTTCTAATGGATTTAATATAGCTTCATCAACTATAAATTCCATCATTAAACGTTTTTCTTGTTTTTGTTCTTTTGTCATTGTTTTTGTTTGTTAAAAACTACATACACAGTTAAAATCATCTTCTGTATCTAATTCCATTTTTAATGTTCTTGGTAATTTTGATAATTTTATTAAATCTTCTATTGATTTATGGTTTCTAAATGAAGTACTATTGTATTTTAATTCTTCTTCTTTATACCAATCTATAAATCTTGTTCCAAATATAATATTTTCTATTAAATTATTATCTGATTTTTTCCAGCACAATTCACAATTACCAAATTTTCCGTGTAATTCTAATTTAAAATTTTCTTTTTTCCATAATTTATTTAAATCTAATTGTGATATTGGTCTTTCAAAATCTGTTAATAATGGAAATATTTTTCTTTTTTCTTCTTTAATTTCAGCCCAAGAAATACGTTTTGGCATATCTTCTTTTCTAAATCCTATTGCAATTTTATATTTATTAACTCCAAAAATATCATCACATAGTTTTTTTGCTGGTGTAGTTTTTAAATTTTCAGAACAATATGGTGCATCTTGATTTGGTAAACCATTAAAAACACCTTTATTTTTATGTTCAATCATTTCTGAAAAAGGTTTCGCAGTCATATTTAAATTATCCCATTCTATAATTTTATATTTAATTCCTACACCTAATTCTTTTGAATAAACTCCTTCAATTTTAATTAAAGGTAAATTCCAATGTTTTTCAATATTTTTTAAAAAATCTATTGTTTCTGGTCTTTCCATTCCAGTATTACAAAAAACAAAAACTTTTTCATAATTTGAATATTTTTCATTAGTTTGAATGTGTCTTGCCATTATAGCAGAACTTCTACCACCAGAAACTGTAACCATTAAATTTTCTTTCATAATGTTAAAAAAGGGTAGCTTTTACACTACCCTATTAAATTTAAAATGGTAAATCTGAAGTTACTTCAGAAGAAGTTGCTTTGTCTTTTTTAGGTGCTGTTTTAATTTCACCATTAGTCCAGACTACATTACCATTTCCTAAATAAACTTTAGGTTTCTTTGCTTCACGTTCTTCTTGTGTTTGACTATCAGTTAAAGAAACGTTTTGACCAAACTGGTTAGCTTCATCATTTACACCAACTGTAAAATTGTAATAAACTGCACCATCTTTACCTGATACAAATTTTTCTTTTGGTAATTTGTCTACTCTTAAACTTACATTAATAATTGCACTCATATTTTTTTTATTTAAATTTGCTTACTCTATATAGTTTTCAGCTTCCCTATTTTACTTTTAACAATTCATCTTTAACTGCTTTTGCTAATTTGTATTTATTTTCAATATTTGCAATATTACCACCATTTTTTAAATATTCAATAGCTTTATTAAATTCTGGTGTATTTTTATTTAACCATTTTAAATCATCTTCTGCTTTTACTTCTTTGTCGTGTTTATTAGTTGCATCAGCATCTTGTGTATCATCAATTAAAAGTAAGTTTCCTAAAGCGTATTTTTTAGCATAAGATGAAGCAGAACCAAATTGTTGTGGTACTTGCATTCCTTTTTGATTTAAATCTACACCTACAATAGCTGTTGCTGATATTTCATTTACACCATTATTATCATAAATAGTTGCTGTTGATTGCATCATTGGTATAATGTTTTGGTCTTGCATTCTAATCATTTTTTCAGTAATTACAAAAGATACTTGGTATTTTTCATTGTAAGGTTTTAATGCTTCTAATATATCTTCAGCACTTCTAAAATTGTATTTACCAAAACTATTAAATTTTGATTTGTTTGCTTTAAATTCTTTTTGAATTAAAGATAGTTTTTGATTTAAGTTTAAATCTTTCATTTTACTTTGTTTTTAAATTGTATAATTCTTTTTTAATAATTGTTTTGTACTCTTTTGGGCATTGTTCATCTGCTAATTCAAAGCAATAAGTTTCTAATGTACTTAATAAACTTTCTAATTCGCAAATCTTACTTTGCATTGTTTCAATTCTAAATCTGTTGTAGTCTAATAAATCTTTCATTGTTATTTGTTTTTTAATTATGGTACAAATCTAACTATTAAATTAATACAAAAATAAACTTTAACATTTCTTTAACTTTTGGACAAAAAAAAAGGATGCTAATTAAAACATCCTTCTTTTGAACAAAAACAATTTAAAAAACATTATGTAAATTTAAGCAAAATATTTACCTGTTGTTTATAGTAATCAATTAAATCAATTAATTCTACATCAGCAAATTTAACTATTTGTTTTGATTTAATATATAATTCTTCTGATAATTTGTAACCAAGATATAAACTATATTTATATTGTTCACCAGAATGATAAACGTTACATCCTACACATTGAACTTGAACATTATCTTCATCCCATCTTGTGCTATAATGTGTTCTACTCATAAAGTGACCAGCTTGTAACTTTTTCCAATGTTGCTTTTTACCACAAGTTACACATTCAGCTATTTCTTTTTTAGCATATCTTAAACGAATATACTGGCTAAAAATAGTATCTAATTCTTTTATTAGATTTTTTCTTAAAGGTTTTTTAGCTACTTTAGCCATATAATATATAATTTATTTTATTCAAAGATATATAATATAATATATATATTACTTATTTAGTTCAAAGATATATAATATATTAAATAAATAATTTAAATATATAATTTTTATATTTATAAATAATATATAATAATATAATTAATAATATATAATAAA